GCGCTGCATCACCACCACGATGGCGCTTTCGTCAGGGTTGTTCAGGCGGCTGGTCACGGCTTCCTTGAACAACGTGACCACACCCTCACGCTTGGCGTCGCTGTTGGCATCGTCCACGCTCAAAGGGTCGTCGATGATCACCCGGTCGCCCCGATAACCCGTGATGCCCGTGAAGGCGCAAGCCTGCCGCGATCCCGTGGCCATGGTTTCGAACTTCGCCTTCGCGTTCTGGTCGCCCGTGATGGTAACCCGGTCGCCCCAGTGGCCCTGATACCATTCGTCGGTCACCAAACGCCGCATCCGCAGGCTGTCGCGGATTGCAAGCTCCAAGCTGTGCGACGCGCAGACGTAGCGCATGTTGGGCTTATTGCGCGGCCCCCATTCCCAAGCGGGCCAGAACACGCCGATCAGCAAGGATTTCATGGTGCCCGGCGGCACGTTGACCAAAAGACGGTTATAGAACGTGCCATCGTCGTTTAGGATGCCGTCGGTGATCGCCTCAAGGTGGGCGCAGATGTAGTCAATGTGCCACCCGTGGGCGTAGGGCTGGCCGGGTTCGATCACCACCCACGCAGCCTTGACAAATTCGGCCAGCGACATCTCGCACTTGCGCTTTTCAATGGCCTTCAAGGTGCCCGTGCGATCAACTGGACGCGGCAGCGTGATCACGCCCATAGCAGTTCCACCAACCCATCGTCATCAAACACGCCGCAGCACATGCGCTTGGGGCCTGCATCTAGGCAGACACGGTTGTGCCCCTCGAACACCCCGGGCGTGTGGCCATGCACCACCATCTTGCCACGGTAGCCTTCGTCATGGCCCTCGGGATAGCGATACCATTGGGTGTAGGCCTCGGGCTGGGCGGCCAAATCATACGCCGGATGTACGCCAGCATGTACATACACGCGCCGTACGTCCTCGTGCCACCGGGGTAGGTCGCGAAACCACCGGGCGTCGCTGTCCAGCGCCTTGGCGTCCAGATCGCCCGTCAGCGGGTGCCGATAGGACAGGATCGTGCTGGCACCACCGTTGTCCAGCCATAGGCGGTTGAAGTCGCACAGCATGTCCTCATGGTTTCCGCGCAGGCAGATCGCGCCGGGGATCGAACGCACAAGTGCTACGACCTCCCGGCTCTCGCTGCCGCGATCAACGTAGTCGCCGAGGAACACAAGCTGGCCGTCGTCTGGCACCTGCGCCAATAGCCTTTTCAGTGGGTCAAGCCTGCCATGCACATCGGTGATGACGTAAACCTTACCCATTGCCCAAGGCCGCCTCTAGGGCGTCTAGCTGTTCCAATGTCAGGTTCGACACGTCAAGCGTGTGCGTGACCTGCACCGTGCCCGTGTTCTCGACCTCAAGCTTTTCGCCGTACCGCCGGGGACGCCGCTTGCCAGCCGACCACTTGTATGCGTCTATGGCAACCCGGGCCGCGTTGGGGTCTAGGCCGCCGTCTATGACCGACTGGGCAACGTCCGCGATCTTGTCCGCATCGGCGTCGGCCATGTCCTCCCGCGCCTGCGCGTAGCTTGCAGCAAATTCGGGGTTCGCCCTAATCCAGCGCATTACGGTAGGGTAGGACGGAAGCTCTTCGCTTGACTTTAAAAAGGTAACGAGGCCAGTCCCGGATGAGATGGCCTCTAGGATTTGATCCGCGATATCTTGGTCAAACGGTAGCGGTGGACGGCCTGCGGGCATAGGTAGCACCCCTCTAATGGATCGGATACCACCTATATAACACCGCCAGCGCAGAAATGATAGATGGGGGCCGAAGCCCCCACCTGTCAGGCGGGACGGGCGATCTTGGTCTGCTTCACGCCGTCACGTTCACCATGCTCTTTGACGGTGGCCTTGACGGTCAGTGTCTCGCCCTTGTCGCCGAGGCACTTGGTGCCCTTGTAGATCACCACGTTGCCCTGCGCGTCGTTCAGGATGTGCAGGAACGAGGTGCCATACAGACCCTCCATGGTGTGGATGTGGCGGATGGTGACGGTGAAGTCGCGGCGCTCACCCACGGTGCCGATCCAGTTCGACCCAGCGGCCTCTGCCGACCGCTTGGCTGCAAAGCCAGCAACACGGGCCTCGGCGCGGGTGATCATGCCGATCACAGCACGGGTCTGGGCTTCGGTCAGGCCGCCCCATTCCAGCACGTTGTCGCGCATAGCGGTGTAGAAGTCGCCCAGCGATGCCCTGACCACCGGGTGGTGGGTGTTCGTGTGTTGGAACTCGCCATACTGAAACAGGAACGCATCAATGCGCTTGCCATCGGCGCTGGCGATCCACTTGGCGTGGCGCGTCTTGGACGCATTGGCGCGGATGTTGCGTTCGATGGCGGCTTCGTACTTCACTTCGTTTTCGATAAAGGTGCCACGGGTCATGTCAGTCTCCAAGGTGGTTGGTTTCGGTACCCCCTTGATACATCGTACGATCAAGGGGGTCAACAACTATTTTAACTTAGAACGGAATAAAATCGTCGAGGTCATACGCTGCCTTGCGGGTGTTGCGAACGCAGATGCACCACTGGACCTCAACCGGGTGGCGCAGGCTTTCGACCTCGGCCCGCATGGCGTACCATGCTTCCTCGGCTTCCAGTTGGGCTGGGGTTTCGATGCCCGCGACCATGCAGGCCTCTTCATAGCTGTAGCAGGTCACACCATAAACGTCGTACATATCAGTCTCCATGTGGTTGGTTGATCTCAGATCACAACGGCCCCGCAGGGCCGCTGAACTCTGGGGTCAGGCGATCTGGATGACGTTTTCCACGAGCGACCGCTTGTGCTTTTTGCGGTCTGCAAACGCCTGCCAAACGGGCTGCTGGTTGTCGATCACGCGGGTGCCGCGCACCACGACGTAGTGGCCTGTGACGTTCACGACGTAGGTCGCCTGCTTGTCAGGGCGCTGCTTGTACCACTGGGTCAGGGTCATCGGTTCGCCCAAGCGCCAACCTTCGGCGGGCTTGCGGGTTTCGGTCATCGACAAGCGGGTGTACTGCACCCCACGGGCTGCCAGCCCCTTTTGGAGGTGGTACACTGTCAGCCCCTTCACGACGGGCTTGCCAGTAACTTGGAGGCAGGTGTCATAGGCCGCGTCATAGGTGATGCCAGCAACGGCGGCGAGGGCGTAAGGGCCGCACCATGAGCAGAAGCGGGTGGTCGAGCGGGCGGGGGCGTGGGCGAACTTGGTCATGTCAGTCTCCTGTGGTTGGTTTCTTCTTCCTGAACTCTTTTTACATCGTACGAATCACCCTGTCAACAACTATTTTGTGGGTTTTGAAATAAAAAAGCCCCCACCGTTTCGGGCAGGGGCAGTTGGGCGGTTACGCCAAGCAGAGAGTGTGGTCACCATAACATCAAAATGGGATTTCGCAATCCTTGTACCATGTGCCCGCCCAGTTGATCGGCGGCTTCGGTGGTGCTGCCACTTCCACCAGGCCGATCCACCGCATGAACGCCACCAGATCGGCGGGCATCACACCTCCTCTCGCTTGTGATACACCTCGACGTAGGATTCGCACTTTGGGCAGGAGAGGTTAGTGATCATGTCGTAATCGCTGCCATCTTCCTCTTCAATTTCGTGATCTCCGCCCCAGATAAGCTCTGCTTTGCAGTGCCAACAGTACATACGATGGTCGGCCATCACACCTCCTCCCCTTCCATGTGTTCCTGACAGTCGCCGCACATCAGGTTGGCCCCAGCCTTGGCCCACGCCTTGAACCCGCAGGATGGGCAGGTGTGCTTGACCTTGGACAGGTCGCGCTTCTTCTCGGCTTTGGCGCGGGGCTGGGTGAAGTAGGGGATATCAAAATCCGGCCCCAAGCCTTCCAGTGCCACGTCGAACGGGCCGCCTTCGTCGATCATGTGCGTGACCTTGCGCCCAGTCATCTTGCCGCCCTCGACCCCGGTGTCTGTGGGGGTCAGGCCGACCGCCGTCATCATCCGTGCCCATTCCATGTTGTGGTGGCCGCCCTTGGACGGGGTGCCGTATTCTTGCTGTTCCAAGTGGGTCATCTCGTGGACAAGCGTGGACAGCACGGCTCGGATGTCGCGGTCCATCGTGTTCGGGTTCAGGGCGATCTCGTGGGTCTGGTCGCCGTCGCGGTGTTTGAATTGCTCGGCATGGAAATAGCCGTGGGCACCAGTGCGGCGGGTCAGTGTGAACATGACCGGGGGCAGGCGCTTGCCGAACAGTTCGGCGTTGAAGTGCCCGAACGCTGTTTCCAACGC